CAGCCGTAAACAAAAGGTATACAAGTACCATTATCTGTATTTGCTAAAACATCATAGTTATACATTGTTGAATCAGTACAACCATATACAAACGGTATGCAACTACCGTTATCTACATTAGCATTTGCATCATAATTAAACATCGATGCGTCTGTACAACCATACACTACAGCTATACAACTTGAATCTTCTACATTAGCTAAAGGATTATAGTTAAGCGCTGTAGGATCAGTACAACCTAAAACAGGTAAGACACAAGAGTTATCATCTGTGTTAGCTAGTGAATCATAATTTATAGCTATAGGGTTAGTACAACCTTCTATTACAGGTACACAACTTCCATCATCAACATTAGCGTTAGGATTATAATTAAATGCTAAAGAGTTCATACAACCTTCAATAACTTCAATACAAGAACCTTGTATTTCAACATTAGCATTAGGATTATAATTTAAAGCAGTAGAGTCCATGCAACCAAGTACAATTAAAGTGTTACAACTTCCATCATCATAATCAGCTGCAGGATTATATTCTAAATATATAGGGTTTGTACAACCTGTTAGGTAGTAGCAAGTGCTATCATCAGTGTTAGCTAAGTAATCATAGTTTAAAGCAGTTGTATCTGTACAACCATAAACTTTTTCTATACAGTTATTACCACAATAAGGTTCTCCTGTTACAGGAAAAAATGGTGGTATAGGATTTACAAAACCACCTTCAATATCTATAGCTACATAATCTTCAGAATATAAGCTATAACCACATTGTACAGCGGTGAAGTCTGATTGTTGTGTTATTTCAAACACTGCTCTTATAGGATAACCTGCTGCTAAGTTAACAAAGAACGTAGTGTCAAAACCATCTACTAAAGTATAAGTTCCGATGTCTTGATAATTAAACGGTGGTAGCAAGCTTGTTGCTTGTGATAACTTTAAACTAGATCC